TTTATCATAGAACTATCATCACTAAGCCAGCTGGCACAAAATTCCGTACACCACAACTTATCAGTGGTACAACTCTACAGTTGGGACAATGGACCAAACAACAAAATGGCGTTACTGGATCAAGAACACGTCGTTTGGGTAAGAACAAAATTGTTAACACAGTAGTTTTTACTGATCAGGCTGCCGCAGATGCTTACTTGGCCGCACTAGCCACAAACACTGAATATCAGGCTCGTCAAGAGTACAATGCTGCCAATGGCATCACTATTGTGACTCGTAAATACCAAGAAATTGTTTAATTCATTGAACAATCAATAAAAAGGGCCTTGGGCCCTTTTTTTCTTTAACTAAAAACAAAATCGTTAACGTCTTTGCTTAACAGTTTATTGGCATTGATTGTTGGATCAATACTGCCTTTTTCTTTGCAGAATGATACCAAATCTCTTTGCAAGTTTTGTTTAACTTGAATGGCTTGATTTTCTGTGGTCACAGTGGCAATCCTGGCCTTGTGTTTTTCCATTATTACAGAAAGATTGAATTGGTACTTGTAGTGTTCCACTACTTCGTCTCTGAGTTTGACGTAGGCGTCCGCCTCAGACAATTCCAATGATGCGGCATAATGTTTTATTCTCCGAGTGAATTTATTTGTCACTAAATCGGATTTTTTAAGATCACTGGCAATGTGTTGCAAGAAACTATTCCAGTGGTGGCAATCTGAAGCCACAGTTACCTGTTGATACCAGGTATTTAAAATAGTCATCAATGCCAGCCTGATATCAATGGTGTTTTGTGTATCTTTCCAGTTTTGTGGAATTTCATCGTCAGGCACAAGTAATAATTTTTTATAGCTGGGACTTAGTTTGTAGGTGTTTAATTTAAAGTAATCTTTTTGTGAGATTGCTTTAAACACTTTCCCACCAAATGTCCTAGTGGTAACAGCCATTGTAAATGTGCCAGGAATGCTTTTTGTAACAGCGTTAGCACTAATGGGGCTATTGATAACAGCATACACGTAGGCGCTGTCTGCTTGCAAAATTAGATATTTCATTGAATGATCCTTGAATGGTATACTTTGTATTTATAAAAAGATATTTCCGGTTTGTTGTATTTTTACAACACCCAGGTTGACAAGAGGCATAAATAAATGTATACTTAGGTCAACGCCAAGTAAGAGTTCGGACAACAAAGAAAGAACTCTTACTTGACAGACCCAACAAACAGTGCTACAATAGAAGCATTGTTTAATTAACTTAACCCTAGAAACAAAATGACTCAACTTAGATCAATACCCACTTGCAAACAGACACATAGTCTGATGCCAGCCTATTGGTCCGCGATTGGCAATGCATTACCGTTGAATACGTTTAATAGTATTGATCGCCAATCAGAGATATCTAGGGTCCAAGGAGACCGTGCCTAAGTAACAACCAAAGCACACCCTCAAAGGACCCTAGGATCGAAAGACCTAGGGTTTTTTTGTTTTGTACTCAAGGAATTATGAAAGTAGATATACGTAAAAGATTTAAAGAAGTAAAGTGGACCACAGAGCATACGCTGTCACAGGAACAACTTAAACAGTTGATCCGGGATAAGATGGAACGTGCTAGGTTGGGACACCGAGCTGTAGTAAAGCGGGAGATTGCTCAAGGGTGATTGTTGATCGCAAAGTGTGAAGTATTCCAGCAACGTGGGCTGGTCCGGGCACTATAAACAACCGGAGAACGGGCGGCCTGTAGGATAGAGTCTCTTTTGTGAGATGAAAAATTACAGCGTATTAAAGCATATACTTGCCTGACCGTAAACGTCGTGGTAAACTACTAGAGAAAGAGGTTCGAATCCCCGGGACTGGTGTGTGCTTTAATACACTCTTTGGATGAACAGTACCAGCACCCTGTGAAGGTGTTGTGTGTCACGCCTATGGGCCACCAGAGAGTTTAATTTTACAGCCGCGTAACTCAGAGGCAGAGTAATCGCTTGATAAGCGATAAGTCGACATTTCGAAATTGTCCGTGGCTACCAATCAATGGAGTGTGTTCCCTGTTGCCGGCTGTAACCCGGTAGGCTTTGTTAAGCAGGGTGGTTGCCAAGTAGTTCGATTCTATCACGCTTCACCATTTTTAGGCTTCTTTCAGCAAATTTAAAATTTTCTTTGGACGAAAAAAAAGCGAAGCCTGTTGTTTCTATTCCGTGAAATCCAAGCAAGGTGCAGGGACCTGACTGTTAATCAGTGGTTAGGTGAGTTCGATCCTCACACACGGAGCCAAGTTTTAAGCCGAGGTAGCTCTCTGGGAGGGCAACGGATTGTCTATCCGACCTAGGCGGGTTCGATCCCCGTCCTCGGCGCCAAGTTTATATCACTGTCGTATAGTGGAAAATACACAATCCTACGAAGTTTGGAACGGTGGTTCGATTCCATCCAGTGATACCATTTAATGGGGGCAGTAGTGGGCTACGGGGAATCCTTGCAAGATTCTTGACTAGAAGGGTTCGATTCCCTCGGCCTCCACCATATTATATGGAAGATAATGCAGGTGGGATGGTCCGCCGACGAGCCTTGAAAACTCGGTTCTCAGAAATGGGATGGGGTTCGACTCCTCTGTCTTCCGCCAAACCCATTGCCAGCGAGACTTGGAAGTCAGAGAGGTCTTATACACCTTTTAGCGCCAGATTAGCGTTCTTGAGAGGGTTCGATTCCCTCCGCTGGTACCAATTTTGTATCCCTAATGTAATGGCAGCATACCGGTCTCCAAAACCGTTAGTCGGGGTTCGAGTCCCTGGGGGTACGCCAATAATTAATCTTTGTGGCACCCACAACCGTTGGGGCATTTTTTAATCTCCCACCATTCTATCCAAGCACGAGAATGTGCAAGAGCCATTAAAAACCACATAAGAGGCATTTCGTAAGATTGTGCCCCACACGTTGGCATACTAGAAAATACAGCACTATATATTGCAAGAATTAAAAACGATGGCGTAGGTGCAAAAGTTATGAACTTTTTGAAATAGTAATAGTAGAGTAATCTGCTCACTTTTTATTTATGTAATGGTGTTAGTAGTGTAGTGGTCGCACAACTGTCTGTGAAACAGTTAGACAGGGTTCGATTCCCGCTTTCACCCCAAATTCAGTCGATTAGCTCAGAGGTAGAGCACCACGTTGACATCGTGACTGTCACTGGTTCAATCCCAGTATCGACTACCAGTTTTAGGATGCGTTCAGCAAACTTTTATACATTTGACTTTTAATCAAAACCGTAAAAAAAGCATCCTGTTTTATATATCGCCGTGGACTTCTGGGTTAGGTCATCACCCTTTCAAGGTGACTAGGCGGGTTCGATTCCCGTCGGCGATACCAAGTTTATCTCTCTAAAGCGTTATCTGGTTGCGTACACGGTTTGGGGCCGTGTGGTCTAGGTTCGAATCCTAGTAGGGAGACCAGTTTTGCCCTTGTATCCTTAGTGGTAGAGGTCCTGTTTTGTAATCAGGGTGTGGAGGTTCGATTCCTTCCTGGGGCACCAAGTTTTGTAAGTGTCAGCAAGAGAACAACACGCTATAGAGGTTTCTTCGAAGGACTGATATAGTAGAAGGTTAATGGGTTCAACTCCCACCCGCGGGGAACCGCGGAGGTCTGTAAAGGAGACTGTACTGGTTAAGTATTCCAAGTGACGTATCTTGACCCTGCCGGCTTAATTACAAGGGAAAATGGTTGCGATATGAGGGACGCAACTACTTACAAATTCAATTTATTCCCGGATAGTGTAGTGGTAACACAACAGACTTTGACTCTGCTATTGTAGGTTCGATTCCTACTCCGGGTGCCAATTTGCCGCTTTAGCTGATGTGGTCATAGCACCGGTTTGAAGCACCGAGGAACCAGGTTCGATCCCTGGAGGCGGCACCAAATTTTGAGATAGACGATAAAGTTGAGTCCCTTGTGCGCTAGGTCCCTATTCTTGAGACTGACACACCAGTAGCAACACAAGGTAGTTAAACTCCTTCAATCGAGACAAGCCAGTGAGTCCTTGAGAAAGATAGTTGGTCTCTCAAAAACCTATATGCCCCGTTACGCTAATCGGTAGTGCGGATAGATTCAAAATCTGTTGGCTGTCTGTTCGAATCAGACACGGGGTACCAAGCTCGCTGTAGTTCAATGGACAGAACAAGGCACTCCTAACGCCTAGGTCCAAGTTCGATTCTTGGTGGCGGGACCAAACAGCAAACAAAAGTACACAATACCCGTTGAGGTTGACAGGGTATTGGTTTTCGTATATAATAGAGACTAGTTAAGCAATTAACTATGTTCTTTAAAAAATTTAATAAGCTAACACATTGAAGTGTATTATGGGTTGGCAGATCCATTAGGTGGTACTAGAGGGTTCAACAAAGATACGGGGCGCCGTACACCACTCTGGGCTACACGAAACCTTGAGATCGTATCAGGAGGACGATGGAGCAATCTGCAACGTAATGACCGCGGTGACCCGACCTCGCAAGTCGTGTAGAATAAGATCCGCAATGGTTCCCTTATATGCTTCAATGTGTTAGTTTAAATGGAGCTATCGTCTATCGGTTAGGACAGCGGGTTTTCATCCCGTAAAGCGGGGTTCGATTCCCCGTAGCTCTTCCAAATTTGGGCCATACCGCCTGGATACTTCTCTCAGCAATGAGACACTAGGTCCTGCAATCTTGGCCCAACCCTATCCCGGTACCACTTCTGTTACAGTGGCGTTTGATTAACGAGAGAGATCCGGTGGCAGAAAACCGTTAGCGAGAGAAATACTCAGACTCTGATAGGCAGAATTCCAACTGCACACAGACTTGAGAATAAACGGAATGGTCAGAGTAACAGCTCGCGTCAAGGGCTAATGGTGGGAACCAGGTAGCTTGACACTAATTTTGGAGATGTGGCAGAGTGGTTGATTGCACGAGACTGTAAATCTCGCCCCTAAAAAGCGCGGTGGTTCGAATCCATCCGTCTCCACCAAAAACCCGGTTTACTCTTTTACGTTATAATAAGAGCGTCCCTGAAACGATAGAACAGGGGGTACACTAGGACCTGACCTCACAGCCCCTATTTAAGGGATACTGGAAACTGCCTAGGGTGAGGACTAACAACCTTCCCAGAAGAATAAATGTTATGGACAGAGTAACTGCTCAGTCTAGGGCTTGTTGTGGTGACAAGTAGCTAGACACTAATTTTGGAACGGTCCCATAATGGTATTGGAGCGGATTGCTAATCCGTCGAGTGGTGAAAGCCGCTTTCTGAGTTCGAGTCTCAGTCGTTCCGCCAAGTATTATGCACAGGTGACAGAGCGACCAATGTACCGGATTGCAAATCCGTAAAGCCGTGGGTTTGAGTCCCACCCTGTGCTCCAGTTTGGCACCGTTAGCTCAGTTGGTTAGATCGCTTGCCTGTCACGCAAGAGGCCAGGGGTTCGAGTCCCCTACGGTGCGCCATCTTTTTTGTTTTTTTCTTCAAGCTTCTCGTGTTCTCTTTTAAGTGAGCCAAATACAAAATGATCTTCGTTAGCCAGCCTGGCTAACATACCAATGAGATATCCCAGCTCATAGATTGTTTGCTTAGGTGTATCTCTGCCATCCTTGGGTAATTTGTTGAGAATTTCTTGGATGAGCTGAATGTTGTTCTTTAGGCTCATTGCTTATTTAATTGCCAGCACCCACTGTTGGCATATATACTTGTTAATGTTCCCTGATAGCTCAGCCGGTAGAGCGACGGACTGTTAATCCGCAGGTCCCTGGTTCGAGCCCAGGTCGGGGAGCCAATTTAAGGTAATATTCAATGAGTCAGGTTCTAGATAAACCCTTAGTGGTTCACAATGTAATATCTAAACAATATCAAGCAGAATTAGAGCATAGATTTGTTGGTGAAAACACTATGCCTTGGCATTTTACCTATGAAACCACGCACGAAGATGAACGTGTAGAAACATCTAGTGTGATGTTTCATATGTTCCAGTATAAGGCCTGGGGTAGCAACGTTAGCCCACATTTTGATTTTGTCAAACCTTTGCTATATGAACTAATCCAATTAAGCGGCACGCCATTTACAGAATTTCTTCAGGTGCGGGCTATTTGTCAGTTTCCAATTATTACCAGCCGCAAACACAATTTGATTCACACTGACTTAGAAGATCCTGTACCATACCATACTGGTGTATACTATGTCACTGACAATTGTGATGGCGACACAGTTATTTTTAATGAAACATTTTACAATGTTCCTCCGGACCAAGTAAAAGAAAAATACAAATCTTTTACAGAAATACAACGTGTTAACCCTGTCAGAGGATCAGCTGTAATGTTTCCCGGAAGCCAGTACCACAGCAGTACTTTACCTACGAAAAAAGTTCGTAGTGTACTTAACTTCTCTTGGCGCTGAAATTCGGCTCTTGGTGAAATGGATATCATCTCTGTCTTCGAAACAGAGGGTGGGAGTTCGATCCTCTCAGAGCCGGCCAAATTTGACCCTACCAGCATCAGGGTCTTTAGTTGACAATCAACTAAAAGGATGCTATAATACATTTTTAAACAAGGATATGATATGAAACGAGGTAAACTCTAGTGTCATCCTAGACCCCGTATGGTCCTGGATGGCACGTAAAAGACAAACATTTACGATCCATCCCTTCGAGATGTTACGGTAGCATACCGGACTCTTAATCCGAGAAGTGTGAGTTCAAATCTCACCGGAGGGACCATATGGGGGTGAAACTTTAAGGTGAAGTAACTGGCTTTTAACCAGTAAAACTCGGATCGTTCCCGAGCACCCCTACCATATGAAAACACATTACCTAATAGTAGCGGCGTACCCGTGAGCTATTAGTAGTCCTGCAGGCTAGTGTGTTTCCATATGGTAATGTAGCATAACGGTAGTGCAACACCTTCATACGGTGCCCGGTGAAAGTTCGACTCTCTCCATTACCACCACTTAAATACAATATGAAATTAGCAATCATTGGAAGAGGCACCGCAGGTGCATTGACTCTAGCACATTTTTGGCGCTGGAGTAATTTTGAAATTGATTGGTACCACGATCCTAACACCAAGCCTGTGGCAGTCGGTGAAGGCGGCACAATCAGAGTTAGTACAGCATTGTATGCCAACACTGGTTTTATCTATACCGACTTAGATAGGATCGATGGCACCGCAAAGTTGGGCATATACAAAAAAGGTTGGAACACAGGTAAAACATTTTTACACGCATTCTTACCGCCCAGCATTGGCTACCATATCAATGCAGTTAAATTGCAAGACTTTATATTTGACAAGTTTAAAAATGATCCAAGGATCAATGTCATTGAACGTGCAGTAACGCCCGATCAAGTTGACGCAGACTATGTGCTAAATTGCACAGGATCACCTAGGCAATTTGATGACTTTCATAGGTCGGAGTTTATTCCAGTTAACAGTTGTTATGTTACACAGTGCTTCTGGGATGGTCCAAAGTTCAATCATACGCTGAGTGTGGCCAGACCCTATGGATGGATATTTGGTATTCCTTTAAAGAATAGATGCTCTATAGGGTATCTGTTTAACAGAGACATCAACAGCCTAGACGAAATCAAAGAAGATGTAAAGGAAGTATTTGAAGAGTTTGGATTAACCGCCAGCGATACGACCAACTATATTGAATTTGATAATTATTTTAGACGACAGAATTTTACAGACCGTGTTGCACACAATGGCAATTCATCGTTCTTTCTAGAACCATTGGAAGCAACGTCATTGGACTTTGCAGACATTGTACATCGTATAGCCTTTGATGTAATAGTCGGCACTGTCAGCCCAGAGCAGGCCAACGCAGGATACCTAAATACTATTCAAGAAATTGAAGGTATGATTATGTTGCATTATCTAGGCGGCTCTGTGTACAAAAATAAATTCTGGGACTTTGCACAAGAACGTGCAGAGAGATGTTTTCAACGAGAGTTGTACAGAACGCCAGCGTTACGAAATTTCATTGAAAGATCTCGTACACTAGGTACTAGACAGCACCTGGAAATAGAAAGTCTTTTAAAACACAATCCCTACGGTTCTTGGTCCGAACATTCGTTCTATCAAAACTTAGAAGGTATGGAATTGTATCCTGTTATTGATCGTTTAATGGCTAATAAGCTCCCATAGTTTGCAACGGTAAAACACCTCTTTGGTATGGAGGAGACGATGGTTTGACTCCATCTAGGAGCACCAATTGACAAACCGTGTAAAATAGTGTATAATACGTTCTACCAACAACTTTTAGGTAAGAAATGTTAACTAAAATTATTAGTACTTTAGTATTACTTTTTTTAACTGCACAAAGCCAGGCCCAAACCGAAATGGTTATTAAGTACAAAGATGCAGACTCCACGTACAACCTACAGGCATTTGAGTACCGTCCTGCAAAATGGAACGGACAAGTTGTTATTATGAATCACGGCAGTGCCGGCCCGTATCCTCGTGATGTGCTAAAATTTGTTGACATTGCAAGACAAATGACTGATGCAGGTTACATCTTTTTAACCTATATGCGTAAAGGTCGGGGCGGTAGTGAAGGCGCCTACACAGAAGAAAAACAAGGCTGTGGCATACGCAACTTAGAAGAACAATATCTTGAAGCCGAAGACCAACTTAAAGAAGTTATTAGACAGGCCAAGGTATCGTACAAGGTTAACAAAGTTTTTTTAATGGGGCATAGTCGTGGTGGATTCTTAAGTGCAGTATACTCATCGCAGTACCCACAAGATGTTCACGGTGTAATTAATCTAGTGGGAGTCTGGAGCGCCAAGTGCGAGCAGAGAACAAAGTTTACTAGATATTATTTTGAAAAATCTACTAAGTTTACTCGCCAGGCCTGGGTGTATGTACTTGGCGATACATTTTTTGGCTCTGACAGGTTTGGAGACCCAAATTACGAATGGCTTGAAGATACTGCTACCCAGTCTGGTTTAAAGTTTTTAAAATACAAAAATAATTTCTACCAAGATTCTCATCACGTTGTACACAACAGTCCAAAGTTCTGGACCACAGATGTGTTTCCAATGATGCAACAGTGGGCGGTCCAATAAAATTAAATCACATCAATAATTAATTAATAAATATTTTACAAGATAACTTATGCGGGGTTCGTATAGTGGTAATACCTTAGCCTTCCAAGCTAATGCTGAGAGTTCGATTCTCTTACCCCGCTCCACTTTATGTCAGTAGACACCAAAACAATTATACCAGATTATCTTTGGACCATTGATACAGGTCACAACAATGATAACCAAGCACTGTATAATCTTTGTTTGCAGGCCGAATCAATTTTAAAAAAACGATTTCCCGAGCCGCAGGATCTTAGTTTTTTTGGGTCATATATGACTTCTATCTTTAAAGAGTACAACATACTCACATTTACTGATAAAAACTTTTTTAAATTATACTATTGTTTACTGGACAACATAGAACCGTTTTTACATAAAGACAAGTCTTACGTTATACAGGCCTGGGCCAACATTTTTAGATCTGGTGAATTCATTGACTGGCACGGGCATTGGGAAGAAAGCGATTCCGTTATTCACGGATATTATTGTGTCAATGCCAACAACACCACAACCAGTTATCGATTTGTCAACAACAAAAACGTTGTCTACAATGTAGATAATAAAAACGGCTTATTGGTGTTTGGTCGTAGCGCCGGAGACGAGCATCGTAGCAGTGAATGGATGCAATCAGGCCAACGCATTACTATTGCATTTGATATTGTGCCAATTGACCGTGTAGTAAATACAAATTACAATCATTATATTCCCTTCAAACGTCAACTTACTTAAATACATTATACAACAGAACAATTTCGGAGTGTAGCACAGCCTGGTAGTGCGCCTGGTTTGGGACCAGGAGGTCCGAGGTTCGATCCCTCGTACTCCGACCAACAAATTATAAATTATGAAAATTGGAATAGTAGGCGTTGGCACCGCCAGTGCAGTTGCCGTTTCAACTTTATTAACAAACTTACCCAAGTCCGTTGAGGTAACTTGTTTTTACAATCCTGATATCCCCATTACTCACGTAGGCGAAAGCGCCAGTGCCGCTATATACGGTCTGATGTACGAAGCTATTCGTTTTGATCCTTTAACAGACCTAGACAAGATCGATGGTACCTTAAGATATTGTACCAAATACAATTGGACTGCGGCACACGGTGAAGATTTTACCATACGCTATGCCGCACCGGGATTGCACGTCAACAGCGAGAAATTCAGTGCCTTTGTATTTGAAAGACTTGAACAACTCTACGAGAATTTTACAATGGTTCCAGAGAATGTTAAAAGTATCACGCAGGTTGAATATGCGGCCACCATTAGAGGTGATAAAGATGCTTACTCCTTTAACTATGTAATTGATTGCCGCGGAACGCCTTCGGCAGAAGAATTAAACAGTGTAGAATACAATAAACCACAGTTTGTTTCTGTTAACTCTGTTATACTGTATCCTGATTTTCAACGCTACAATGAACCTTATACATCCAGCTACATCCACGACAATGGATGGATGTTTGGTGTACCCTTACAGCATAGAAAAGCCTGGGGCTATTTGTACAATAACGCAATTACCAGCCTAGACGAAGCCAAGGCCAAGTTTGCCGCTATCAAAGACATTGACACAGAACCGCTACGCAAGTTCTCCTGGGCGCCTTACTACAAAACACAGGCACAAGCTGGTAGGATATTGTCTATGGGCAATAGGCTTTATTTCTTTGAACCGCACCAGGCTATCCCTTTGCATTTTTATATGTTATTAACCAAACGTTTTTGCGAAGCGTTGGCAAACACAGACAATGCCTGGGGTGTTGAGAACATAGTCAATCGTATGTACTTGGACCACGTGGAGTACATACAGGATTTGATTGCCATCAACTACGTAGGCGAAAACAAATTGGACACACCATTCTGGCGCTATGCCATTGAAGCTGGCAAAAAGAGATTGCACAGTTCAGATAGATTTGTCAATTGGTCACGGCACGTGATTCACAACGGACCTGCAGGCTATGCCTTTCACGGTCGCGAGTTAATGCGTGAATACATTGACGGATATCGCGTCGATCTCAGCGAATTCTGCAGGTAATACTAATTACTACATAATTTTCGGTTGACAAACCAGCAGGTATCTGCTATAATACAGCTATGGAAAAAAGAAAACTCTATGTACTGGTTGGCGTGCCTGCTTCGGGTAAAAGCACCTGGGCAAAATCGCAAGAATGGTTTGACGATTGTGCATACGTATCCACAGACAAGTACGTGGAGGAATGGGCCGAGACTGTGGGTAAAACCTACAGCGAAGTATTTGAAGAATATATGCCTGTTGCAGTGGCCAAAATGGCTGGTGCAGTAAATGGCGCACGTGATGCAGGTAAAGATATTATCTGGGATCAAACCAGTACCTCTATTGCAAGTCGTGCAAGAAAGTTTCGTATGCTACCCGACTACTACAAAATTGCCGTGGTGTTCAAGACACCTGAAAAAGAAGAACTTGCTCGTAGATTGGCCAGCCGTCCAGGCAAAGTTATTCCGCAGAATGTAGTAGAACAGATGGCAATTGATTTAAGCGTGGAGCCACCCACTGTTGAGGAAGGCTTTGATGAGATTTGGTTTAATTAAAGAAAGGAGTACACAATGCCAGCAACATTTTTAGTCAGTGATACGCATTTCGGTCACGCCGGTGTGTGCCGCTTTACCGAAGAAGATGGAGTTACAAAGATCCGTCCCTGGACCGACCCTGACGAAATGGACAAGGAAATGGTACGCCGGTGGAACGACACAGTTCGTCCCAACGACAAGGTCTATCACTTGGGTGATGTTGTGATCAACCGCAAGGCCTTGCCCATATTGCATCGATTGAACGGTGACAAGGTATTGATCCGTGGCAACCACGACATCTTCCGTGATGAGGAGTACCGCAGGTACTTTCGTGAATTGAGAGCATATCACGTATTGAACGGAATGATCTTGAGTCATATTCCTGTACACGAAGCATCATTGGGGCGGTTTGGTGTTAACATTCACGGTCACTTGCACACAAATCGTGTCAAGAAGGCACGTGGCGTTGATGCTCGTACTGGTGCTATTTTGTACGGGGACGAAAACGATGTCCGTTACCATTGTGTTTGCGTGGAGCAAACAGATTTCACTCCTATCTTGTTGGAGGATGTCTACAAGCGCATCGCCAACGAAGGCGGTGAGATCGGATTTAGGAACGGCAACGGTCCTACAATGTAAACCGCTGACCCACCTCCGCCTAGGTTGAGAATCAGCGTCCGCGATACACGAAACGTGGGATGGGCTGTGTATCCGGGGTTGTTGGTTATCCTGACACAAAAAAACCATCATTTTAATTGACAAGCTAGGTTAAATACTGTATAATAGCAACATTAGCTGGCGTTAGTTCAATGGACAGAACAGTAGCCTTCTAAGCTATCAATACAGGTTCGATTCCTGTACGCCGGACCAAGGAATAAAATGACATTTAAAAAAGAACCATTAACAAATAGATTCGACATAGTGCTAGCGGCATCGGTCCGAGTTAGAGAACTAAAGCGCGGTCATCGGCCGATGATAGATACCAACAACAAAGAAGCAATAACAGCAATCAAAGAAATTGAACAAGGAAAAATTGGTACTGAGTATTTGTTAAAGGTTAAATAAAATATCGCGGGGTACGTCAGTGGTAGACCACCGGGCTCATAACCCGGGAGCCGGAGGTTCGAGTCCTTCCCCCGCAACCAAATTTAGGTTAATTACAGCGATATAAACATATGGCGACTGCCGGGTCATTAAACCGGTATTAACCTGTTAGATATGCCCTGGTGGTGGAATGGTAGACACGATGGTCTTAGAAGCCATTGTCGAAAGGCGTGGGAGTTCGAGTCTCCCCTGGGGCACCAATTATATGCGGGATTAGTTTAATGGTCAAACGAAACCTTGCCAAGGTTTAGTCAGGAGTTCGATTCTCCTATCCCGCTCCATTACAATTGCCTGGTTAGCTCAGGGGGAGAGCGTTTCCTTTACACGGAAAGGGTCCGCGGTTCGAAACCGTGACCAGGTACCAAACAAAAGCCCGCTTAGGCGGGCTTTTTCTTGACTAAATTATCTTGACATTTGTCTAGCAATGCGTTAAAATTTTTAAAAATAACTTTACCTATGTCTAAAACAACAACAGCAACATTACCCATATCAGGCTACTCGGGTACAATGGTAGGAGCAGTTGGATCTACATACAGCGTCAGTAACGTATCAATTGCCAACGGTGGGACCTCTAACCAATGGTTAACAAGTTCTGGATCTGCTACCCAATGGACCAGTGCCAGCCCGTGGCTAACATCTTCGGCGTCCGGGACTCTGCAACTCACCGGCGATAATGCAGATGTTGTGGTCAATGGAACAAGCCTCAAAACCACGCTGGAAAACATTCAAAGCACACTTGACGCAGTTGAGCAAAGACTGGGGCTGTTACGACCTTCCCTGGAACTTGAAAAAGAATGGGATGAACTCAAACGCCTAGGCGATGAGTATAGGGCACTGGAAGCAGATATTCGGGACAAGATGAAAGTCTGGGACATACTTAAAAAAACATAATGACTGTTACTTTAACCGTACACGAATTTAGATTAGGCGATGTAGATGACCCTGAAATTTATGCCGCGGGCCCTATCTATGACTGGCAACAGTCAGACTCTGGAAAATGGGTAATGGAAAATTGCGTAGAAGAGCCAATTTGGGGGAGGGCAATTGATCACAAGTCTTGGGGATACCGCATCAGTATACGTGCTAAATTTTCTGAACAAAATGCAACCTACTTCTTGTTAAAATATAGATGATTGTTACATTACCCTATGATCCAGTCTGGGAAGCAATGACCTGGGCAAAAGAAAATTGTCCAAGTTACATCACTAACGATATGCACCAAGACGGATACAATACCTATGACAATACAAAAATTGATTTCTTCTTTGGTGACGAAAAAGAAGCACTGATGTTTATGTTGAGATGGCAATGACAGACATAATGCAAAGCTGGAAAGAACAGCGATTTATAATTGCCCCGGCGTACTTGGCAGACGGACTTCAAGAATCACCCAACTCCCATTTGATTGTGCTAACTGATATTTCGTATTGGTATAACCATTACGAAGAACTAGTCCATTGGTGTGAAGAACATAATTGTAAAAAAGAAGGAATGACAGTGGACATTCCCAACCACGAATCCCTCACATTGTTTTGTTTAAAATGGGCTTAAAAGTTATTACCCGAAAACACGTAAAAAATTACGTGGAAATTTGGGTAGACAAAGATCAACTTGGTGTGGCCAGCTGGTCCTTTGCGCCCGACGATTCGGTATTGTTGGAGATAGATCAGTGGGTTGAAGAACATCAGGTAGGTCGAAGAACAGCCTACAATGGTTGGCAACTACATAACCCACAATGTCTAACTATGTTTATGCTACGTTGGTCGGAGGAATAATTGTGCAAAAGAAACGTGCAATGGCTTGGTCTCGTGAGTCTTTAGATCGTGACACTTTAGAACAAGCAATAGCCAATAAAGCAGCCGAACGGATGGCCAAGGAAATAGACCGCGGAATATTATGGTCAATGTTGGAACAATCCGGTTGGACACCTGTGACCTTGTCAAGACTGCAGGATAACCGACACGCCGTTGATATTACTGTTTGGTTGGAAGAACATTGCCAACAGCAGTTTAAAAGAAACGGGCGGGAATTTTTATTCGAAAGTAAAGAAGATGCAGTTTATTTTGCACTAAAATGGGTAGCGTAATACCCCATTGACAAACACACTGAAATAGTGTATAATATATTATCACATAGGAGTAATTATGCCCTGGATCGAAAACGTAGCACTTGTTGATATCCCAAGAGGACGTCACCATAATGCTGGCGAAAATAGTATGTTGATTCAAATTGTTGACCCGTGTATGGAGTTTCCCGTCCCTATGCACAAATTCAAAGAAACTCATCAATTTGAATTCCTTGATATCGAAGCCAACGACTACACCATTGACGAAGCATTCAGATGCAGTGATGAGCAAGCACAACGGCTGGTAGAATTACTGCAACACGCCCTACTAAATAGAATGAATGTAGTTGTACATTGTCACGCAGGTGTTTGCCGTAGTGGTGCAGTTTGTGAAATTGGTGTTATGATGGGCTTTGACGATTGTGAAGCATTTCGCAGTCCAAATCTGCTAGTCAAGCACAAAATGATGCGAGTGTTAGGCTGGCTCTACGACGAACAAGAGCCACATACTATTAACGGTGTACCAGCAGAATGGGAAGATGACAATGGTAAAATCTTTACATTGGCCAAAGCAAGACGAGAGTATAGAGAACGAGAAGGCGATATCTAGCACTATCAAGTTCACTGAGCAGGAATGGGCAGTAATTTATAATAAGATCGCTAACCGTTATAGAGATAGTCCTAGTGTGTTGTTAGTCCGTGACAAGATGAAACGCACATTGGGATTTACAGTCAGGCGGCATAGAGAATATGTTCCAAAAATGTCCGGGGGATACTATGAAGAACAGATCCATCTTGATTTTTATGATGAAGGTGCTATAACGTTATTCAGGTTAACTTACATATGAAAAGATTTATAATAACAATATTAATAAGCATTTCGATCTTTAACGCAGAAGCCGCAAAGAAACAAAAAGCGGCTGTGCCAGTACCCGAACATAGTATTGTAGTAATGAACTCTGACACAAATTCAGTGGCCCTTGAGAAAAATGCCAATGTTGTCCGTAGTATGGCCAGTATTACCAAATTGATGACAGCAATGGTTGTGTTGGATCAGATGCCCAATCCCCTTCGTAAGATTTCATTGAAGTCTCCGTATATGGGACGCAGGGAGTATACTGTAGGCGAATTGTTGAAGCTAACATTAGTTCGCAGTGACAACTATGCCGCTGAATTACTCAGCAAGAACTTTCTAGGTGATCGTCAAACCTTTATTCGTTCGATGAACGACAAAGCACGTAGTCTGGGAATGTGGACAGCAGAATTTCAAGACCCAACCGGTCTTGGTGCTGGCAACAGTGCCACAGCCCGAGACATTGTAAAAATGGTTGCGGCCGCCGGCACATACCCCGACATTCGTGCATTGAGTAGTCGCCCCGAAGTAGAGTTAGAAACTCTACAGGGAAAGAAAATTCGAACTGTCAGCATCAGTAATACCAACAAAGTTATTTTAGACGAGTTTGATAATATTGTTGTTAGTAAAACAGGATTCACCAACCGTGCCGGCCGGTGCCTGGCTATGTTAGTCGAACGTGCTGGCCATCAATACGCAGTTGTTATCCTAGGGGAACCCAGCAAGCAACGACGAGATTACGAAGCTAGAAATTTAATTCACACCTATGTTAACCCCTTAGATCAAAAAGGTCCAATTATCAATTATGATTACAATCCATATTCAGGAGTCTAAACGTACCGCTGGCGCCATCACCTGGTGCCTGGAACATTTACCAAGATCCATATGGACTGTTGAAACCGACTGGCCTGCTCAAAATTACCGTTTTATTTTCAACGACGACGAACACGCCACATTATTTAGACTAAAATGGGCATAACTTGCTTGACATCGGGCAAATTTTCAAGTAAAATACAGCTATCAATTAACCTACTAGGAGTAAAAAATGGTTACCGTGGAACGTTTTAACACAGCTATTGGACATCGTATTACCGGAGGCAGCCCCTACGGTTGGGATTGTTTTAGTCCCGACGCAAGATGGTTAGACAGCGACCACCCCGATTTGTATTCTGCCAACATTGTTTTTGATGGCCCCGACAACGTATACATTGCCGAAGTACACGACTACAAAAACGAAAGGTCCTACGTTTGGTTTAACCCCGAATACAAGGAATCGTACTTTGCCGAAGCAGCCAAACGTGGCATTGATCCGTTGACGTCCTATGATGATAAAAAATTCATCGAATTAGATGTGGCAGCAGACTACATAGAAAAATGCACAGCCATTGTTGCCGGCACTGAATACGATACCCGTGTTCAAATTGAATTGGATCTTGAAGATGACTTGCTGTTTGCCGCAATGAAGAATGCACACTTGCAAGACATTACACTCAATCGATACATTGAACAAGCGTTAAGGGATTTCATTGTAGCATATAACCAAGGAGAGTGATATGGAGTTTGATTGGCTGACAATCATTGCACTTCTTGTCTACGGCATTGTATGCTATTGGTTGGGTAAAATAACAATGATGCACAGCATCATTGATGCCGTAATCGATGAACACAATAAAGAAACTGATTCTGATGAAGCAGTTGAGCTAAAGGTAGAAAAAATTGACAACGTCTATTATGCCTACGTTGGTGGAGAATTTGTTGCCCAGGCCAAAACTTTTAAAGATTTGGTAGTAGGAATTAAATCTAACAACTCTGTTACAAGATTTGCAGTGGATAAAGATTCAACAGCACTCAGTGAAGTTGAAAGAACTGATTTTATGGCGGCTCTACTAGACGCATACACGGAAAAGAAATGAGAAGTAGTTATTGGTCAAACAGTGCCTTTGCGGACTGGATAAGAAAGACTCCCAAGCCCGGTGCTTTAACCAGCCAAGGCTGGGGAAACTGGACACGAACTGCTAAAGCGGAACATCCTGTTCGATACTGGATTGCCGAAGAGCTATTGGACTACCTTCAAAAAACTGTTTACTACATTCCGGATCGATTAAATGATGTACGTTACTATATTAATAACCGTTGGATTAGTCGCAGTCATAGCCTTACTGCTCACCCTAGGGATATCAAGCCTGGTACTTGGTCAGATGTTGGCAGCCGCTTTCTCCCTTGTCTTTTTAACGAGTTAGTAGATTTTGTTGAAATAGAACAAGCGTGGCATCACTGTTTGTGGAGTGACGAGGCTAAGACCAAGTACAATGTACCTTGGTGGCGCAGTGGTTGGCTACGTTGGAGAACTTGGCGTAATCCCGAAGCCGGTGTTGAATATTTAGAATGGGCATCCAGTCTAACTATGGGTTCTAGTTTCAGCTACTTACCCACACACAAAGACTACAACAAACCAACTCAACAGGCAGTGTCGGCACGTGAGATTCTTGATTTGTACTATTGGTGGAAAGAAGAGTATCCTAACAGACCAGATGTACACGATGTCAGCGGATGGAGTGCAGTCTGCGAGCGTCGACGTCAAGCAGATCCTGACGCAATACTTGGCGCTGATGATGCCAATGCCAAGGAACGTGCAGAATCTACCAGAGCACTTAAACTTTCTGCAAAGATTGAAAAGCAATACGAAGACGAAGACGAACGTATGATGATTCGTCTTATTAAGATTCGCCAAAGCCTGTGGACTTAAAATGAAAAAAGATACCAAATTTCGTGGTTGGGTTAGAAATATTTGGATAGACAATGCAGAAGAAAGACTTATGCACCGCGAATTGCCCTATTCTATAAAAGAGTATTGGGACAGGTACAAGTACTGGTTAAAGCGCGAATTTAAATATCAACAAGGAAAAAAATGACCGCACTCAAGGCACAAACACCAGCTCGTGGTATTTCTCTAGCTGGGGATTACGGTGATGCTAAAAACTATCACATTGAATGTGATTGTAGCAGTACCGAGCACAGTGTAAAAATGTGGATTGAAGTTAATGGCGACAAAGAAACACAGGATGTAGAAGTTGGCTTCTACGTTGATACGTGGACACCGTTCTGGGACAAAAAATTTAATCGTTTCAGAACAGCGTGGAATGTCTTAGTCAACGGTGTTAACCGCCAAGAACATCACATCATTTTAAACAAACAAGCGGCTTTAAACCTAGCTAAAGTCGTGGAGTCAACGGTAATTGAGCTAGATAGTCGCTAAATACATTTTTAAAGGAGAAGTGCCACTTGGCTAAAGAAGATATGATTCGCACACAAGGCAAAGTTGAGGAAGTATTGCCCAATGCGATGTTTAGAGTAGTATTAAACGATAACAAAAATCATAAGATTATTGCCACCATCGGCGGAAAGTTACGTCAACACAATATTCAAATCCTATTAGGGGACAGTGTTGATATTGAAATGAGTCCGTATGATATGCATCGTGGTCGAGTGGTATACCGTAATAAGTAATGGATTTACGTAGAGCAATTAATTTGGTCGAAGCTAAAAGCGGACCAACGTTGGAACAAGCAAAATTACCTTATCCTAGAGACGGACTGTCTCCTGTTTTAAGTATGGCCGCTGTGAATTATCATTACGGCAAGTTATATAAAGGCTATGTTGATCGTTACAATGCAGGCCAGGGAGATCCTGCGTTTAATGAAGCTGGCGCTTACCTGCACAACGTTTATTTTACACAATTAATGAATCCTCGCAATGGTAATAAACCGCACGGCACCAGTCTTGGACTTATTAACCGTCGCTGGACCAGTTTTGATCGCTTCAAAGATGAAGTTAAAAAAACAGCAATGGGTATACAAGGTTCGGGTTGGGTCTATATGTCACGCA